CAATTGGGCTGGCAAGTTTTGTCGTGATGTTGGTTGGAATTGGCATGCTGTCAGTTCCGGCAGCGTTGATTGTTGGCGGTGCGTTGCCACTGTCATTGATTGTCTACGGGTTCATCAAGACGCAGAGTAAGGGATAGTCAATGATTGCGAGATTGCTTGGATTGCAGGCCGGTGAACAGGGTTTGCCGGAGCCAACTGCCGACTTTTGGTATCAGGACGCCAGCGGGTTTCGCGTGGGTGCGGGCGTGAGTGCGGATACAGCGATGCGATTGTCGGCGGTGTATGCGTGCGTGCGAGTGCTGTCGGAAGGCGTTGCCGCGTTGCCGCTCAAGTTGTATCGACGTCGCGATGATGGCGGCAAGGAGCTGGCCACAGAGCACTATCTGTACAGCACGTTGCACGACATGCCGAACTACTTCCAAAGCTCAATGGAGTTTTGGGAGCAGGCCATGAATGCATTGACGTTGCGGGGAAATTTCGTGGCACGCATCGGCGGACGAGCGGGATTCGACACAACACTGGAACCGATACCGATTGACGACGTGCAAGAAGTGCAGCGTGTCGGTACAAGCGGTTTGCGTTACAAGGTACTGGACGCTGACGATGTGGCACGGTGGGTTGATAGTGAGCAGATCTTCCACGTTCGCGGGATGAGCGCAGACGGTTTGTGGGGTGCAAATCCAATTGCCTATCACCGGAACGCGATCGGTTTGGCGTTGGGAGCTGAGGAATTTGGATCGTCTCTGTTCAAGCGTGGCGTCCGTCCGTCGGGCGTCATTGAGATGGACAAGAGCCTGAGTGAAACTGCGTACAAGCGATTGCGAGATTCAATCAGCAGAGAGTACGGCGGTTCTCAGAACGCTGCAAAGACTCTCATTCTTGAGGACGGCGGCAAGTGGAAGCAGATGAGCATGACGCCAGAGGATGCACAGTTTATCGATACTCGCAAGTTCCAATTGGAGGAGATTGCCAGATTGTTTCGCGTGCCACCACACATGATCGGCGATTTGAGCCGAGCAACATTTAGTAACATCGAACATCAGTCGATCAACTTCGTGGTTCACACGTTGCGTCCGTGGCTGGTGCGAATCGAACAGGCCATTAAGCGTGATCTGATTCGGCAGAAGTCGAAATACTTCGCTGAGTTTACCGTGGACGGTTTGCTTCGAGGCGACGTCAAGAGTCGTTATGAATCCTACGCGGTGGCTGTGCAAAACGAGATCCTGAGCAGCAACGAAGTTCGCTCACTAGAGAACATGAATCCGCGTGAAGGTGGCGACGAATACCGCAATCCAGCCATCAACCCGCATACAGCATCCGACGCACCGATTGACAATCAGGCGGGGCGAATTGCGGCATCCTACATTGGCGACATCGCCGGACGAATGGCAACGCGGGAACTGCGAGAGCTATCAAAGCGAGTCAAGCACGCAGCGACGGGCCGAGAACAATTTGACGAATGGCTGCAAGCGTTTTATGAGTCCCACGCACAAGCCATCGACGACTCAATCAGCGGATTGTGCGAAGCCTTGCAGGTGCGGAACGTCGACCGGGTTTCAGCCGTGGAATTCATTGTCACAGAAAACATTCGAGAGCTATCCGTTGCCGATCCAGAGGCGACGGTTGCAGACTGGGAAAACGGCAAGTTGAAGTCACGCTACATTAACACGCTGAAAGGTTTGACAGCATGAAATACGAAGCAATCTTGCGTTACATGGAAAGCGAAGTCTGGGCACTGCACCCGGACAAGATGCATGAAGTCGTCGCTGTCATCGAAGCGAGTAGCAATGGAACGTTGCAACTCAATCGGGAAATGTGGGTCGAACTGGAGCGCCGTCGTACGGCACACCTCGGCCAACGTGGACGTGTGCATGTGATGGGATTGCATGGGACAATCTCTAAGCGTGTTGGCTTACTGACCGGCAGTGGGGGCACGTCAACAGAGGAGTTTGGACGCGAATTCGATGCGGCAATGGCATCAGATGAAGTCGCGACGATTGTGGTTGACATTGACTCGCCGGGCGGTTCAGTGACGGGCGTTCCCGAACTGACTGACAAGATTTATGCCGCACGTGGCACCAAACGCACGGTGGGTGTGGTAAATTCGTCAGCCTATTCGGCAGGGTACTGGTCGGGCAGTGCTTTCGATGAAATGGTTATTACTCCGTCCGGTGGTGTCGGTTCCATTGGGGTGTACACAGCACACATTGACCAGTCAGCCGCTAACGAAAAAATGGGCCTGAAAGTCGAGTACATTCATGCCGGAGAATACAAGGTTGAAGGCAACCCGAACGAGCCATTGACGGACGACGCACGCAGCGAGATCCAGCGACACGTTGACGAGGTGTACGCTGAGTTCGTCGACGCCGTGGCACGCAATCGTGGTGTGACAGCCAAGACTGTTCTTGAAACATATGGCAAGGGCCGCACGGTCAGGGCAAAAGAGGCATTACGACGTGGAATGGTTGATCGTATCGCCACGTTCGAAGAAGTGCTGAGAGAGGAATCGCAACGCATCCAGCGAGGCCAGCAAAGCAGCCTACGCAACAGAATGAGAAGAATTTCGGCAGGTTGATATTGACGACATTCTAATTATCGTCAGAATGTTACACAGATGGCATCTGTAACGCTTGGGCGTGCGGTGTCGATGAACAATTAAGACACAGACATTTTCAATCATCGGCACTCCTGGGAGGCCGGAGATTTGAGCAGTGGTAAACGCTGCCTGAATCTTCGGTCTCCTTTTTTTGTGCCTGTAGCAAAGGGACAACCTATGCCAACGTTAAACACGGATCGACTGAAGGCAATTCAAGAGGAGCAAGCGGACATCACACGCCGGATGAACGCAATTCTCGAAGCCAGCAACGAACGGGAACTGGAAGCCGACGAAGAGAAAGACTTCGACGAGTTGGAAGCCAGCCTTGGAAAGCTGAAGAAGAAAGAGCAACGCGAACAGGCGTATCTGGCATCGCTGCCACAGTATAGCAATGACGGTCCAACGCGATCTGTCAACACGCAACAAGGCAGTGAGCCGCGATTTGGTTCGCAGCGTGAAGCCTTCGAGGATGATCCGAATTGCGGATATGCCACGCCACGCGAATTCTTGATGGACGTGATGCAGACCACGCAGTTCCGCACCGAGCCATCACCACAGTTGAAGTTTCTTGCCGCAGCGGGATCTGACGAGAATTCAACTCAGTCGGATCGGTACGGGGGGTTTCTGATCCCAGAAGGCATGGCACCGGGCATGCTGTCAGTAGGAGCAGAAGGCGATCCCACAGCGGGCCGCGTCACTCCGATTGCCATGACATCGCCAGTGGTGCGGTTCAACGCAAGGGTTGACAAGAACCATTCCACGTCTGTCAGTGGTGGATTGACCGTTTCGCGTCGTGCGGAAACGCAATCGCCGACAGCCAGCCGCATGGAATTCGAACAGGTCAAGCTCGAAGCGACAGGCTTGTTTGGCCTGTCCTACGCATCCGAAGAGTTGCTGGAACGCTCGCCGATTTCGTTTGTGTCAATTCTGGAAGCAGGTTTTGGAACTGAATTTGGTTCCAAGATGCTGAAGGAAAAGATCAGCGGAACCGGCGTTGGTGAAGCATTGGGAATACTCAACAGCGACGCAACAATCAGCGTTGCCAAAGAGAGTGGCCAATCCGCCGACACCATTAACGGCACCAACATCATCAAGATGCGTGCCCGTGCCTACAACTATTCCAACTGCATCTGGCTGGCAAACCACGACACGTACACGCAGCTCGTGGCCGCACATACCGCGTTGACGAACGATGACTATCCATTGTTCGTGCACGGCAACGGGACCGACGTTCCAGACACATTGCTTGGCCGTCCGATCTTCTTCACTGAATACGCGAAGACATTGGGCGACAAGGGTGATTTGATCCTTGCTGACTGGTCACAGTATCTCTGGGGAACTCTCGGAGGCACCAACCCTCGGCGTGCTGATTCGATGCACGTCCGCTTCCTAAACCACGAACGCACCTTCAAGTTCTGGCTGCACAATGACGGCCAGCCTTGGTGGCGTTCGGCACTGACACCCGTGGAAAGCTCCACGACCCTGAGTCCGTTTGTCGTTTTGGCTGAACGTGCCTAAGCACTCTGAGTAGCGGGACGTTCATTGCGAGCGTCCCACACTTCCTACTTGCAATACCAAGGAGAAAATCATGGCATCAGCCATTTCCACCGAAAAGTTATTTTCAAAGATGAAGGTCGAAATGTTCGACCACGATCCGGACGGCACATCGGCCACGTTGGCGACTGGAGCAGGCACCAACGGCTATGTCGACCTGAAGGATTACGGTTGCTTTGCGGTCATTGCCATGTCGTCTGCACTGACCGGGGCAGGCATTACCAAACTGGAAATCGTCGCTGCCGACGACACCAGCGGCACCAATCTGACGGTCATTAAGGATAGCGGCACGGTCGCTGCCGATGCCGTCGGTGATTACGTGGTCGAAGAATGCACCGCCGAAGAGATTGCACAACTCTCCTCGGAAGGTAGCAAATCACTGCGATAT